GCTAATCTCTTACCTCTATCGGTAGACAATGTATCATCAAAATCGATTGATATGTCTTGTCCAAATGTCATTACAGGTTCAACCAATAAGTCCTCAGAGAGAACGATTGCTTCACCAGGTCCAAGTGGTTTTGTTCCCACTCTTGTCGCACAATGAGCATAAGCTTCTTGATAGGTATAACCTTTAGCTTTTTCACGAGCGATACATTCTCCGAGAGCTGTTTTTTCAGGAACCTCAGCCATTTCCATCTTTGCCCAATACTTGTAATACTCATTGAAAGAAGTCATACAAAACCCAAGTCTTTCTTTAAGGTCTTTGAATTGAGATTTAATCTTACCATGTTTGGAACATCTCGTTAGATACATCCCTCTGTTTTCAGTTTTTCTTGGGGTCAATACGAATATTTCTTCTTGTGCCATTTTCTTATCTGATTTGTTTGAATATGATTTACATACCGCATATCTCTGAGAAATATCAGGATATTCATCCATTACTTCCTTCATACATCTTTGTATAAAGTTATCTTCAGATTCGTTTTTTCTTCTCGGAGTTGGCATATTAGATATTGGTTAATTTTTTCAATTCTTTATTTTCTGCGTGTAATTCGTCGATTTTTCTTTCCAAATCTTGTATCTTGAGGTTCAGACCTTCAATTTCAGTCTTTAAATCGTCGATTATTTCTTTATAAAGATTTACACTAATTTCCAAATTTCTCAATACTTGATTATCAGTTTCTGCTTGTTGTTTCCTTTTACCAACAAACCAACCAGCGAGTGCTGTCAATAGATTAGATACAATAAGTAAAGTCTCGTTACTCATAATTAAAAATTATTAACAACCTCCCCCTTGACATAAGTAAGGATAGGTTGGGTCGGCATAACTTCTCAGCCCATATTTGTATAACATATTCCATGGCGTTGTATCACCATTATAGTCATTGATATGAACTCCTGAGAAATATCTTTTTCCAAGATGTGGGAATAATCCCTGATTACTTGTTGTTGTAAATACTAAAGGATATAGATTGGAATTGAAGGTTAATTCTTCAATCAATCTTCTTTCAAAAAACTGACTTCTGTCGTCAGCTCTCTTCTGTTGATATTCCATCTCTTTGATGGTAACAGTATTCTCAGCACCCGTTACAATACCATTGTTCTTTATTCTCATAAAAATCGATGGTAAAGCTTCTGCGTATGCTGCCCATATCAACATGGGTTGAGCGAAATAATTCAAGAAATTCTGATTGTTAGAAGTCAATGTATTTCCTGATACTTCATATAATAATTCCTTATAGTAACGAGCTCCGATGATATATTCCAGTTTGGTCTGTTGTACCACACCTATAAACGGAAGTAATACCGAAGTCGACACATTGGGGTCAATATCAGTGAAGGATTTCAACTTTGTCTCAGAGACAAGGAGAATATTTTGAGGTACAATACCAGGACTTGCCATATTACTCAGTTATGTTTTCTTGTTTATCTACTCCAACTTCTTCTGTTTTATTCACATCAACCTCAGAAACTCTTATTGGTGCTTGGTCAGCGATTGTAACCATTTCGAATTGGTCAACTTCAAGAGTTATCTTTTGTCTGTCTCTTAACAACAATATTTTCTCAAATACAGTTTTAATTTCAGTTTGGATAGGTTTAACAACCAAGTTCTGAAAATGGTCTTGAGCTTCGAAATGGTCAGGAGTTCCGAGCTTACCTGGAGTTGTAATCCCCAACAACTCAGGAGAAGATATTTGATGTGATGTCAGAATTGCTTGTTGAACAGCACCTGCCATCTCAATCCACATTTTATCAGAACTATTGGACTGAATCTGTACCACATCGGGAGCTTGGTCTTTTGATTCTGAAAATGTAAGGAATAATTTGCCTGGTGAGTTCGAAGAAGAATATTTGGCAGTGATGTTGTTGAAGATTGCTTCCCTTTCCTCAGGTGGAGGAACACCATTGTTTAATGATACCCATAATGATGGTTGAAGATTATTACAGATATTGTTATACCACCAGTTATAAATTTCTATCTCTGTGCTTATCGCAGTAGCTCCCCCCCAATATGATGGAGTAGCATAAAAATTATTACCACAAGAATGAGTTGTGTAATAAAAAACTTGGGATGGTTCTTCATTATTTGGGTCGAAAGCACACAGCTTTCTCGGAATGAATCGCTTTGTATTAGCCCAATCAGCAGAATAATAGTAATGATGAACTCTATCATACATATCAGATTTTTCAGCTCTCAATTTCGATGTATCCATATAATACATTTCGAAACCTAAGTCTCTATCTTTTCTCCAAACAATGTTTATTGAAAATGCTCCATATAAAATAAAATCTAAAGCACACTTATTCCATAAATCATAAAGTGAATCTCCAAGAGAGTTCACCATAACCATTCTATTTTCTTGTCCTATTTCAACCTTCAAGTCTTCACCACGAACAGCATACCATTTGGATTGGATTGATGCTCTGTGAGTTGGAGAAGAATTATATAAACGAATAAGTTCCTGTGGGGCTAAGTTTTGAATCCCATAATAAACCCAAGGCGACCTTGTATTGATAACAAGATTTTCTTCGATGATTGGAACTCTCGCACTGACAAAATCAAAAACTTTTAATAGGTCAGTGTTATTTTTTAATTCTTCATTCATATCTATAAATATATTTTTTATCCCAATAATCAGGGGGTTATTTCATCGGGAGCGAATATAATATTCGAATTATCCTCATTATTAGAGATAAAGAAATCGAAGTTAGAATCAACAGTTGTTGCGGAAGAAATGATAAGTTGAGCTTCACCATTCTCGACAACATTCGTAGCGAGTGCTGGGTTCAGATTACCTGAACCTGCTGGTTGTTCCCATATCGCATATAGATATAATCCCTCATAAGGAAATCTAACCTGACCTACTCCATTACCCTCCACAAAATAAAATTCATCATAACGAGATTTATGAGTGGAGATATCCGTTGGAATAAACGATACAGATTCCTTTGAGAAAATATGTGTGAATGAAAATAAATACTCAGGGTTTGTCAGCTCACTATTCTGTGATACTGTCACAACCATTGTATTGGGTTGGTTTGCTCGAATTATTAACATGATATAAAAATAACTTGAAGGGGGATTTCTCCCCCCACAAGTCGATTTTAGATTTTATTAGCAACCACAACTTCCAACTGTCAAACCAGCTACAACAGAACTTAAAGGTCCTGATAACTCGTTCATTGGATTTGGTTCCATATAACCAAAAGTCATATTATATCCCGCAGCATCTCCCAGTGCTTTACCTGTTACAGAAGTACCAGCTGTGATGAAGCTACCATAAGTTTGTCCAAGAAGGAAATAAGCACCATTGTTATCTTCAACCACAATTGCCAATCTCTGAGATTGAGCGAGAGTTTTTAAGATATTTCTTTTAGCTTGTTCCAATTTCGCAAAGTAAGTAACTGTTTCACCTTGATAGAATACTGTACCATTTTCGAGAGAAGCATTTACTGTTTCTGTGTGTTGAGAAGAAGTTCTTATCAACTCGAAGCAATAAAATGTTCCTGTTCCTGATATCTGAGTGATGGTATCACCAGTTGATTGAGTAATGCTTGCTATATTACAATAGTCTGTTATCCACATTGTTTTTAAGCCACCGACATTATCTCTACAACCGAGTAAAATCCCATTTGAAAGATTACAACTCATTTTATTTTAAATTTATATTCAAGTTTATTTTTTTTGATATATGAAGGGGAAATAACTCCCCTTCATTATAATATCATTAAGACAATCCGTTAGTTACGAAGAACTGTTGGAAAGCAACTTGTGTACCAAGTTTCCAAGCTGACATAATTCTCACTTCTTGGAAATCCTGTGACCACCATGCTCTAAAGCTATCTTCATCTGAAGTAAGGTCTGTACCTACAAGCATATACTGCATAGGTCCAGCTGCGATTAAATCAGAACCATTAAGACCTGGAACTCCAACAACTTTGTAGTTAGTTTGTGGGTGGAATACCTCATAAACTTGACCAAGAGTTGGTTCAGTGAAATGGAAGTTATTTACATTTCTGATAGCTGTTAAATAACACTTGAACTGAGTTTGAGACATGTAGATAACGATATCATCTCTGTCATAGATATTTCTATCCAAGTTCTGAATGATGTTATCAATCTGTCCAAGCACATTGAGAGCTTTTTCAACAGTTGTAGCACCAGTTACAGAACAAAGTGCTGTTTGACCTGTTAATTTAACACCTCCGTTTGAAACGAAGTTAGCAGATGCGAAGATTTGTTTGAATCCGCTGAATGAAGAAGTACCAGAAGAAGCATTCCAAAGAAGGTCTTCGTTGTATCTTTTTATCTGTTTAGTCTGTAAATCTACTATCGCAGCTTCGAAGGGTGCGTTCTCATTGTATGAGCCAGCATTTAAATACTGTCCCAACCAAAGTGTGTTC